ATAGCCCATCACCAAGCATGGACAGTTGGTGAACTTAAAAACGAGTTTGGGTTAGGTATGATTGATCCAGACCGTTATGAGCAAATCATTGATAGCGCAGGCATGAACAAAGTTCCTAGCGTTACTGATGACGATCCATTTAATCAAACAGGCAACAGCGGAAAACTTTGGGGTAAAAGAGAAAACGCCAACTTTCTTAATGTAGCGGAATGTTATTTCAACTACGAGCGACCAAGTGAGACGGACGAAGACGGTAATGAAAAAGTTGGTAACGTCGTTAAGATGTTTGCATTAGTTACGCTAGATACACAGGAGATTATATGGGCTGACTATCTTGGTAACGTCACTCCACAAGCTGACTTGCCGTTCACAATTGTTACCTGTGACAAGAGGCGCAACAGTTGGACGGGCGCAGGATTCCTGCAACGATTTGATCAAGAGCAACAGTTCATCGACGAGTGTTTTAATCAGATAAAGGTAAGAAATGATTATGCTGCTAACCCGATTGTAGTGATTGATAGAAAGGCATTTCAGGACGGAGAAACTGGTAAGGCATTTGAGTGGGGACCAGGGCTTCATAAGGAATTGAAAGGAAATGCCGTTGCCTCAGAGGCAGTACAAATCATGGCATTACCTCAAATGGAGAATGAAACAAAGAGCATGATGGAAACAGTGATTCAAATGATCACTATGGATTCAGGTGTATCAGGAGCAGCACAGGGAGACATGGGTGCTTTACCTCAGATGAATACAGCCACGGGAGTTAAACAGGTTTTAGGACATGGATCTATCCTAAACAAGATGAGCATAAGAGAGGTTCAAAGAGGAGTTGAAAAAGCCATTCAAAACTTAACCAAGTTAATGCTCAATTCCATGGACCCTATCGAGACTATTAAATTTTTTGAAGGTGAAAATGAGGTTGAAGCCATAATAGACAAGGACGACTTCAATCAACTGGATCTGGATGTAAGACTTACACTTACTAAGTTTCATCAAGATGAAGAGGAAAGTCGATTGATGAGAGTAATGATGACACTTGAAAGATATTTAGCCTTGCCAGTTTACTCAATGGAAAGAGCCAGACCTTTATTCGTCGATCAATTACGAATCCTAGGTATTGAAGATGCAGAGGAGAAATTACCGTATGCACAAGAAGTTGCTATGGCTATGGCTCCACCAGAAGAACAGCCCACACAGCAAGAGGTAGAACAAGCAGAACCAGAATTACCTGTAAACGAAGCTGAGGAGGCTTCTGACGAGGCAGAGGAACTTATACAAGAAACAGATACTGACGTTAATATCTAATGGCAACTGACGCTGGGGATGCAGAAAGGGCTGATTACCAGAGAGCGCACGTTCTGGGATTAGCTGAAAACAAAGGATATGAGTGTGTTACCAATGTCCTAAACACGATGATAGAGCGTGAAAGGGAGCGTGTAGAAGCCTTAACGCTAGATGAAAAAGAGAATTTAATTGCTAGAGCAAGACTTAGCGCCCTTATGGAAGTTGCCAGAATCCCTGCTGATATTGTAGAAAATGCTGACAAAATTCTCATAAAATGGGACAAGCGCTTCGATAAGTGAGTCTATTTAGAAAGGTTGATAACAGGTGAAAAAAGGATTACGTTTCCCCAAAAAACAAAAGGGAAGAATCAAGATCTTCCCCAACCTGAAAAACAAGTTTATGAATATGTTGATCAACTGGGCTAGAACAAAGCTCTTAGAATTTATTGCGTCATGGAAGACTAGTCTCGTGGGCGTTGCCTTGTTACTCGAAGCATCAGGTGGCTTACTAAGCACCGTACTAGATACAACAACACCTTTGGAGGTAGAAAGTCTACAAGGACGTTGGGAGCTTGTTGTCGCAGCATTAGGACTAATCATGGCTAGGGATAATACAACGCCATCTGAAAAGGTGGCAGCAGCACAAAAAAAGAAATGAAATACATACTATTAGCAATAGCCGTTATTGGATTGTCATCTTGCACTTTCAACAAAGTACCGGTGGATTCCGCAGGTCTAATGTCAGGTGACAGAAATGTGGTAGGTCTTGAAGTAGGCTTACTAGATCATAAAGCAGGCGTAGGAGTCTGGGTAAATAAATAAACGCTCACCCCGTATCCCTTGTGTTCAGGTTCCTAAAGAAGCTGCTAGGACGATTGCGTCGTAAATCCAAGCCTATACCTAAGAAGAAGGCACAGCCTCGTAGGCGCTGGGTATTTGATGCGAGAACCAAAAAGAATTTAGCCACTCTTAATCCAAAAGTTATTCCTGTCTTTACTGAGCTAACAGAAATAGCCATGGAGATAGGTGACAAGTATGGCATCACCATCAAAATGATTTGTGGTTATAGGAGTTTTGAAAAGCAACTTGAGCTTTATAAGAAGGGAAGGTTTGGAGACAAGGGTCCAAAGGTAACGACTGTTAAAGTGAGTCGCCATTGCTTTGGAATCGCTGCTGATTATGGTTGCTTCTCGAAGGGTAAATATCTCGATGCCACTAACTCGGTATTATCGAGCAAGATTTATGCTGAGATGTTTAAGAAGGCTCAGGAGTATAACCTTCCCATTATTCACGGAGGTCAATGGAAGTCCTTCCCAGATCCTCCACACTTTGAATTTAGAAATGGCTTAACCATTAACCAAATGGTTCGACGCCACAAAAAAAATCAAGACGTCGTCTAATGGAAAATGACCCTCCACTGATTGAAGCGATTGTGGGCTTGATAGCAGGTCTAGGAGCTTACTTATCTTGGAAGGCAAAGAGTGAAGCCTCAAAGGCTAACAAAGAAGCCTCACAGGCAAATAGAGCCGTTAACGGTAATCCTGATGGCAGTCCACGGTTGTATGAGATGGTTGGTACGATTAAGGAAAGACAAAGAGGCATAGATGAAAAGATTGAAGATTTAAAAGACACTCAGAAAGATCAAGCTCACACCCTACAAAATCATAGCAAAAAGCTAGAAATATTATGTAAGGAGGAGGAGTAGAATGGCTTGGCAAACATTTATCGCATCAGCCGACACTCACGGTGACTTGATCGATCGCAAAGGTAAGAACAGTTACCAGAGTTACATTCTTCAATGGATTAAAGACCATAAGCCCAAGCTCCGGTTAATGCTGGGTGATTTTATAGACGCTAAAGCCATTCGTCGAGGAGCATCCATGGAAGAGCGCAGCAGTTCCATGAGAGAGGACTGTCGGGCAGCCGTAGGATTCCTAAGAGCATTCAGACCCCATAAGCTCACTCTAGGTAATCACGATCAAAGATTATGGATGTTGGCACAATCTGAAAAAGATGGATTGGAAGTTGATTACGCAAGACAACTTGCCAAGCAATTTGAAAACGAGTTTGAGGCGATGGGAACTGAATGGGTTGAGTATGATGTAAAGAAAGGTTGGATAGAGATAGGTCCAAGGGGAGCCAAGTCAGGACCAAAGCTAATGAGTCACGGATACTTTTCTAATATGTATCCGGCAAAAAGCATGACGCAGGCAGCAGGCACTTCAACGATAAGTGGTCACACCCATGCGTTCGACTTTTGGAGGCAAAACAATTTAGCAGGAGATGAGAGTTATGTTTCAGGGTGCGGATGCCAGATTGCACAAGACTATAACAGAACTCACGCAAGAAGACTGAAGCATGAGCATTCTTTTTTAACAGGATCAATTAATGATCGCACAGGGGCTTGGATAATTTACCGAGTCAAAAAAGACAACCAAACAAACACATGGCTAGATCCCAAAAGACTATAACTGACATATTAGACACGGCTGACAATTTGCTTGCTGCTTTACAAGAGGAGCAAGATCCGCAGCCTGAAGGAACAATAACTCCACGCCAGTATGCTGAACATCGAAAGATTACCATGTCAGCAGCAGGAGAAAAACTTCTACGACTGCATCGGGCTGGAAAGATGAAGAGACGCAAGTGGAGAAACACCCACGTTTATTGGAGAAATGAAGGATAAACTGCCACCAGTTCGGCACGTAATAATCTTAGGTCAGCTATACAGGATCGAGCTGTCTCAAGACATAAGCGACGATGAACTTGGCAGGTGTGAATCTACGCATCAGAAACTTTTTATCAATGAGAGACAAGGGGCTTGTTCAATGAGAGATACAGTTCTCCACGAAATAGGTCACGCTCTTTTCTATTTAATGAATTTAAAAGACGACTGTTCAGAGGAGGATTTTGTCAGTCGTTTCTCTACAGGCATGAGAGCTGTAATGCTGGAAAACAAAACCTTGAGCGAATGGATATTTAGTTCGCCTTACGAAGAATAATTATGAGCAATAAAACACTAGCAACAACTAATGCGTTAATCATCATGTTTCCAATGTTCTTGGGAATATGTGAGGAGTTAACAGGTAAACCAATAGCTAACCCATTACTCGTGGGTGTCGCAGGGCTGTTTATGATCATCTTTGGATTTTGGACTTGCCTACGCTTATACAAGCAGCCTGACCAGTAATGTTAAGGGGTCTTATATTTCTGCTATTACTTCCCACGTTAATAAAAGCTGATGATCATTGGGGGACTACCCCCCCTGCTCCAGATATTACTTTGGAGCATGATCATTACAGTGGGATCGTGACAGTAAGTTGGATATCTGACTCAACCTTTGAAAAGCCAATTTGGTACATCGTCGAAGTTAAACAGGTTGATGAGAATAGAATTCCTGATCCAGAGTTCTTATGGTTCAGACCAATCGTTCCAATTCAAAGCAGCTTTAATGAATACATTTCAATCAGTCTTGATTACCGTGATAATAATGGATTGGTAAAGGATTGGTCACGGGCTGAGATATTCAGAATTAGAGCAATGTGGGGGGCATAAAAAAAGAGAGGCGCTAACCTCTCTTCGTGACTGACGTTTAATCTTCGTCGCATGAGCCATAAATATCTATGGGTTCATCATCATAAGGGTTGTCCTCATCAATTAACATCGTCACCTCCTTTCTATGCTACGAGTTTGAATTCTTCACCGTGCATTGGCAGATCCATTTGCCTGCGCCTTGTGATCTTCTTAAGCTGATTCAGCTTATCCTGTTCAGCAATCTTAGCGTCGATGATTGGATTGACTAAGTCTTGCCTGAGCCAGCGGTAGATTCTTTGGAAGCCGTCACCATGAGATTTTTTATAGATGCCTTTTGAGCGCATAGCGCCTCTTTGAACATGGTGTGCGACTTCATGTGCAACCGATATGAGAAGTCGATCATCTTTATCAGTTACCACCCTGTCGCCATAAACTTTATTCTTAGCAAACGCAGCATACTCTTCTTCAACACCAGCTCCCTTTCTGTGTTGCCAATAATTAAGATTAATTTGGATCACATGGTATCCCGCATAGGTTGCGCCTGTGACATCTTTATTTACGACCCTTGTTACCTTCACTGCCTTCTCGACATGAGAGCGAGTGATGTTAAGAGGGTATTCTTTTTTCTTCAAAAGGTTCATGCACTGACGAACCCATTTTTTAATTTTCTTTATTTCTTCTTGAGTTGGTTTATCCATTTGAGTAATTCGATTGTGACACATGTTAAAACATGAGTCAATGTTTATATTAAAGACTCTTCGTATATGTAATGACTAATGAGTAATATTGCTTCATGCTGCTTGTTTGACCCATGATGGAGGATTCTTACCGAACCAACCGACCTTATTGATCTGCGCTTTGGTTGGTTTGTTCTTGAGGACACGGTTCCTTTTAAGAGCTTCCGTGAATATATCCTCAGGCATGTATGCCCAAGGTTGTTTAGTTGAAGCAGACACTTCGCCTGCTGGTGTGTAATGGGTTATTCTGTAAGCCCTCCTACGCTTGATTAGTCGTGCCTTCCAGAACAATCCTGTCTTATTATTTTTAAGATAGATTATGTTCTTCATGAGGGTAATATACCAAACTCATTTTTAGAGTTTGTTAGGAATCACCCGATTTGGAGAGAAATAAAAAAATAGAAACTGCTATAACAGTCTTAAAAAAAAGTAAGAAAAAAATTTGACGCTGTTTTGAACTTTTCTAACTCTGTTAGTTTTTTGAGCGTTTCTGTATGCCATTCGACACGGCAAAGAATCTGCAAACTAATATACAAAAAAGAATATATAATATAGATCCGATAAGTATTAACATTTCCATCTCCTCAGTGCTTTAGCCTTACGAGTAGGTCTGCCTTTAGAATCTTTCATTGGACCTTTCACGCCAGACATTCTTGCACAGAAACTTCTTTTCCTAGCACCACCTTGAGGCTGTGGAGCCTTTAAGTTAGATCCCGTTTTACGATTGTAATAATCACGACCCTTCTTAGTAAGCCCGCCCTTCTCAGACTTGTGTTCCTTACGCAAGGATACACCTTTCCTCTTTGGGGGTCGCATTCTGGACTTATAGCTCATTAACCTTGAGGAACTCTGTAAACTGTATTGCGAGGTTCGGCAGGTATAAGTGAACGCTTAATGGCTCTTTTAGCCTTAGGTGTTTTTTTCTTTTTTGGCTTACGTAAATCAACACCAAAAACTTTACTTAGACGCTTTGACTCTTTTCTTGATCTTGGATTGTTTGTTCCTCCGTAACCATATTGAGGATCGCCACTCATGTTAAATCGATTTGAATAACGAGGATCTGGCGGTCCCATCATCTCCTTAAATTTTCTTTTTTTCTTAGTATCCATAACTAGGGTCTGATTGTAGTTTTAAATTTATTTCCTCTGCGCCTGCGTGGTCTTTTCTTAGCAGTCTTAGCTGCATCTTTAAAATCCTGATCAGAAGGAGCGCCCTTCTCACCTTTTTTCCTCATGCGTTCACCTCTCCTACGCTTGGCATGAATGTTTGCATATAGACCTTTTTTCATAATATCATTAATAAAATTAGATCCCTAGTGTCAAAGTATTAAGATAGACTCAATTATAGTCAGACTCAACAATAAGTGGTTTTTTCTTATCTTCATACAAATCCCCTTCATTTTGCAATTCGCAGGCGAGAGCAGTAGCAATAACATCGTCATCGTGATTCCCTGCTGAGGCTTCAGGTTTGCCTGTTTTATTTCTTACAAAGGTCTGTAATTGTGAGGAAACTTGAGCGCACGGTATATCAATCCCCTCTTCTTTATCCCTCACGGCATCAGCTAAAGCGCTTATAATGACCTCTCGGCTTCTCTGATCTGTAGACCATCCAATCTTTCTCAGCGTTTTTCCAGAGACTGAATCATAGATTCTCCTCCGCCATAGCCTAACACCAGCAGCTTTCAATGGGCTTACCCAAGCTAACCCTGAGTTATTTATTTCAAGAACCACAATACATTCCCCTGCCCACTTGCTTAATAGCCCTGTCTTTCCACAGCCGACAGTTGGATCGTCTTGGTTATCAGGCATAGTTCTTGCAATCAGTTTTAGTGGACGCATCACTCCATCTTTGTCTTTGTATGGACATCTCCATAAAAGAACAGAGTTTCTGTCCTGCTTACTGTTACCAGTGCTGACCTCTTTTCCTATCATTGAGTCTACGGTTATAAGATAATGCTTACCAAACTCCGGTTGTTCATCCCATGTTTGAAAGTCTGCGTCCTCCTTCTCACATTCCTCAAAAATGATTTTGCCATCGCTCTCAACAAGTTTGCCATTCTTTCTTTTTGGTCTAGCAACTCTAACATTGTTGGTAATATGAATAAGTCCCTCCATATCGAAACGTGGTGAACCTGAAACAAGGAAACACCTTTCTTCACTTTCAAGAAACTCTTGTTGAAATATTTCCTCTGAACCTCCCAGCTTGCTGTCGATTGTAACTCTCCTCCATTTAATTCTTTCAGCAGTAATCTTATCCCCTTGTTCTGCCATGACCCTTTTCTCTTCCATGCTTAGTGTAGAGAGAATATCCTCATACTCCATTTGACTATGAATTTTCATTTCATACTCAGGAACGTCGTACCAACCGGTAACAATTTTTACCATTCCATTACCTCTCTTACCTTCCTTCCATTCATCAAGTGTCACGGCTCCCTCTTTCGATCCATCACTGGCAGCATCAGGATCACCCGTTATCAGTTTAGAAAAATAATTGATACCGTCAGGCGTTGATTCATCAACTCCAAAAGTTTCTGGAGAATCAGCTAACCCTGCCTTGAGCTGTGGCATGATAACGCTGGCATCTTTAGCTGCACCCTGTTTACCAAATTTTGCCGTCTCACTACTGCCAACAATTGTCCATGTTCCTCCAACCCCTGGGGCTTTGGATTCTGCTGAGGAGGTATATCTAACTGACCGGTTACTGGCTTCAGCTCTACGATCAAATAAAGCAAACTCATTCCCCCATGGAAACGGATCAAACTCTGCATAGGTTTGTATCATGTTACGGTGATAAGCGTTCGTTGCATTTGTGTCAGTTACCCAGATCGCTCTTGTTAATCTTGTTCGCATCCACCAATAAACAATCCAGTTCAAGGCTGTTGAGGATCCTGCTTGACGGGGTTTTAACACCAGCAATCTCAAAGCCTGCTTAGTGTTAAGAAAATGTTCTACCGTCTCGAATATTTTTTTTTGTAAATATGTCGGGTTAGGACCAATGATCCTACCTTGTTTATCGATAATTCTAGCAAGACCACTAAATGCACTTTCAATGCTAGATAGCTCAAATTTTGCCTTTCCTTCGTCAGTAATAACCTTAGGACGTTCTTCAGTGCCTATTTTTTCCATAATGAGTCAATAATTAAAGGTTGAATCATTGTTTGCACCACCTTAAATTTAGCTTATGTTAAGTAAAGAATCAGCGGGAGCTGAAACAAGCAGTGACTCTGCGGGAGCAGAAGTCGGAAGCAATTTAGATATTCAGGTTAACGAAGATGGATCAGTTGATCTTTATGATGCGGGAGCATCTGAGGAAACTCCGCCAGATTTGGAAGAACCTGAAGAGAATAGTGAATTAGATGCCCGTACACAAGGCATACTAGATTCTGGTAGAACACGGATCAAGAATCTACCTGAAGCCGATAGATTGGTAGTCGCCTACGCATCAGCGCATAACATAACTTTGTCAGAAGCGCAGTCGCAACTTGGAGGCAATCAACAGCAGGTTCAGGCGGATCCAGTTCAGGATGCTCCATCTTCCAACGCAGAGGAAGCTCTTACGGGTATCAATACGCAAATTACTGATCTTGATAAACAGATTGGTGAATTGCGAGCTGAGGGTGAGCTTGAGCAAGCCGACGCCTTACTGCAAAGGCGCTTTGATTTGCAAGAGCAAAAGATCAACGCTCAAATGGACATTCGTGAAGCCCAACAAAATGCCTCGGCTGAAGAGCAGCAAGCGTTTACTAGAAGTTGGGACGATGCTGCTGACAAAGCATTAGACCTCTACCCAGATTTAGAGGACGAGAATAGTGAACTGTTTAACTTAGTACAAAGTAAATACGACTCACTTAAAGCCACTAATGATCCTTCTCTACACAATGCCGATTGGCCGTTTCAGGCAGCAGCGGTGGCAGCAGCGGAACTTGGTATCGCCAGTTCAAAAGCCCAGCCCGCAGAGCAACCTGAAAGCCCGTTCGGCAATCGTCGTCGTCCTACGAACGCTACTCCTACGAGTGGAAGCCGAACTGCAAGCGGTGGACCTCCAATGGATATTGCTGGGACGGTTGACCTTTCCAAAATGACTGCTGACCAAGGCATGGATCTACTTAAAAAGATCGGTCGAGGTTTGCATGAAGAATAATCACAGCCTGTAGCATTGACCTTCAGTCATTGTCTAGGGGCTGCAACATAAACCCAAAATAAAATAAAAAGACAATGGCTGACATAAGTCCAACTACTGCTACATCTACATTTACTGATGTAGCTAACGCAAGAGCAAAAGTTTGGAAGGAAACTTTCAAGCGTTTTGCCAGTACGGCTGACGTTCTTTCCCCTCTTGAGGGACCAGAAGGATCGGGAGCTTCTATTAGTGTCCGTAACGACCTCAAAGGTCGTCGTGGCGATCGTATCGAGTTTACTGCCTCTTCTGAGTTAGGAGAGTTTGGTCAGCTTGGTGAAGGCATTCTTAAAGGTAATGAGGAGAGCTTAAAGTTTTCAGGTACTACCTGCACACTTGAGTTCAAGCGTCACGCAACAGCTCTTACTGAAAGTTTGAAAAAGAAAATGGCTGGTGGTCATACACTGGAGTCTCTCTCAGCAGAGGTTCTTGGTAACCACTTTGGTCAGTGGAAACAGAGAGACGCACTTCGTCGTTTAATTGACGGTGTTCGTGGATCTGGAACAGGTGCAAAGCAACTTACTGATGCAATTGATCAGGCTCTTATCGGTAACGACAAGAATACAATCAATGACATTGTTGCTACTGACAGTCTAAGTGCTGACAGGATCACTGACCTTGTAACAACAGCAGCTTGGAACGGTGTCGAACCGGGAAGAATATCCAATAACGGATATCAGTCCAGCCAAGACACTCACCATTACTGCTTATTAGCTGACTCACAGTTATTGCGTCCTGTATTCAGGTCTTCTGCATATCTTAATCAGGTGTCAAACACACCGAACGGACAGCAGAATGTTCTCCATAATGGTCAAATGAAAGACTATGATGGAACGAAGATTCTCAACATGAGGTCTTCTTATGGCGACGTTGATGGTCCTATTGGTTCTCCATTAGCTCCAGCAGCAAGAATCCATACAGCAGGAACAGGTGCAAATAACTTCATCCTTAAAGGCAGACAGTACAATGCGGATCCAACAGGTCTTCCTAAATACTTCATTGACTTTCCTGGTTATGATTACCAGTACACTGAAGAGCAGAGTGCAAGTGCTGACGACAACGTATATTATGTGTTGATTGTTAACCCAAGTGGAACCTTCACATTTGCAAGTTATGCAGTTGGAGACAACAACGGCAACTCAATTACTTTGAGTGCTGATCCTGCTGATAACACTCCTTTATCTGGAACAACCACAGTTGATAATAACGCTGGTGTTTTCTCCGGAAAACTTAGCGACACTATTGAGACAGGTGCATTAGCTTTCCCTGCTAACCAGCATGGACAACCTATTGCTTACAGTCTCCTTATGGGTGCTGACGCTCTTATCCGTGCATACGGTGAGGAGATGAGCCTTAAGACTGACAGTGATGATTACGGATTCCGTAAAGGAATCGGGTATCAAGCTATGTTCGGTGACAATGTTTGGACTGATCGTAACGATCGTGTTCGTAACTATGTCCTCGGCATACACGCTTACAACCCAATCGGATCAGGTCTTCCAACAATAACTGGAACTGTATAATCCTAAATAATTCCCTAGTGCCAATGGTGGGGGTGGTCTTCGGGCTGCTCCTGCCTCGGCACTATCGGGGATACAAAAAGAAAGGCACTAGAGAATGACTTCAAAAAAAAGCACAAAGAAAAAAACCACGAAAACAAAAGTTGTTTCTGTTGGTTTACAAAGGGACAAGAATTTAGAAGTAGCTAAGATTATTGTATCTATTGACGGCTACCAGAGAGAGCCAATTAATTGGCAAGGCATACACAACGCTTACACTTTCGTTTACGACCCCGTAATGGGTAAGCACATCATAGAATTCGATTCTGTGGAAGAATACGAAAAGGTAAGAGAAGATCTTATCCACAATGTTATGGGAAGATCAGCAAGAGCAACTGTCTTCCAAGTGCAAATTGTAACAGTTGCACAGCATGAAAAACTTCTAAGAGATAGAGAAGCTGCTAAAATAGCCAAAGAGAAAAAGCAAGAGGCTATGAGAAAAGCTAGAGAGGTGGTTGAAAAGGAAGTTGATGAAGCTGAAAAGCAGTTAGAAGAAGCTCGTGAAAAGCTAGGAGCGGTGAAATTAAAATCAACAAGCCTTAATATCGAATGACAAGAGCCGACGTAGTACAAAGACTTTGGGATTTTATCAGTTCTGAGCCAGCCAAAGATGGCGCTGGAAATACCATTATAAATGCAGAGGCACGGTCGATATTAGAATCCTGTAATGCTGCTATTCAAGAAATAGCTCATTACGCACCACGGGACTTCTTTAAGCAGACTCGATCTTCTTTATTAAGAACGCCCATATCCGCTACCGTTGACGTTACAGAGGACTCCAAGGCTTACACTAAGCTAAGGGCTGCAACCTCTATAAACATTGGTTCTACCAATTCCTCTAATACATTGCAATGTACTAACCACGGTCTGGTCGTTGGTGATAAAATTAGATTTGATGATGTTACTATTCCAACTGCTATTAGCGCAGGGGTTACTTATCATGTTGTCAATGTTGCAGACGCAAACAACTTCAAAGTCTCTTTAACTAGCGGTGGTTCACCAATAACGATGAACGCAAGCGATACCTTTAGCGCATTCAAAATTATTGACCCCTTACCCGAAGGTTGTTCAATCGAAATAGATGGAAGTGATGAGGTGATGAGGATCAATACCTGTAAATACGACGTTGAAGCTGCTTCAGTTTCTATCGCTGTCTATTCAGGTACATCCAAAACAGTCTTTTTAGATGACACAGATGACCCCGAATCATGGCAAAGCACTTTAAAGGTAGGAGATACAGTGGCATTTGTTGATGCGGTTCCTGCTAATTCAAGCTCACTGGCTGTTGGGACTAGTTATTTTGTAACCCAAATCACCTCCTTAGATGGAATAGGTTCAACAAGTGGGGCTGATACTTACAAGAGATACATAAGATTAGGAACTTCCGCAGGCAATAGTAATATTACAATCACTGCAAGCAGCGGAACTTTTTCAATGATCAAAACCAGCAGTGTTGTTGGTGGAGTATATACAACGGGCGCTCAAGGGAATTTCCACGAGGAATACATGGGAACATCAGGCACGAAAACCTGCACTATTTATTACGATGCCGTGAAGTTGAATACAAAAGTGACTGAGATTCTAGGTTCCGTAGTCTTAAATGATGAAAGTGTATTAACACCTCTAATGAACAATGATCAATCTGACCGGCTTCATCGAGATAGATTAGATCAGAGTGAAAGGTTCGGAGAATATGGTTCAGGTTGGGAACTGCCTAGCGAGTTACAGGATAAAAAAGGCACACCGAGTTATTACTATATAGACGCTGAACACAATGAGGTTACCAACGGTCAGAACTATTATTTAAGAGTACGCCCGTTCCCAGAAAAGAAAGCTAGGTTAAGATTCACTGCTTCTGTATTGCCTGAAAAATGGGTAATCCAAGATACATATTCTAATACAGGTCAGGCTAAAGATACTGGTTGTCCTGCTGATTATGATGAAACGGTCTTGCTGCCTTTTGTCTATAAGAACTTTGTGAAGTTTATAGGCTTTGACGTACTTCCCTCTGAGGGATCACTGCAAAGCGGAAACATTCTCTTACAAATTGACGAGGACTATCAGCAAGCTAAGGAAATTTTAAAAGAACTTCAGCCACAATCTGAGAGCCAGCCTCTTTATTGCGTGGCTTGGTAAGCCATGTATCCTGATCCTCCAAACAATTCCAACAGTGCTGGTTCTGATTCAGCCCATAATTTTGCGGGTGAAAACTCAGATATAACCAGCTCAAATACTAATGGCAGTAATCAGACTGTTTTAGATGACGGTACAGTTGTAGATACTACTGTTGAAATTGGTGATCTTTTACTGGAAAAGATACAGGATCTTGCCGATTTAACAGTTCAGACAAAAACCATTCCTTATGCACCGTCTCACGCCAGAGACACCTATGGACCTAATTACTATGCGCCTCTTACGGGTGCAACAGGTGCAGATGCAAATATTATTAACTCAGCGTCATTAACCAGTAAGTTTCCAGTTTATAGGGTGTTTTTCAAAGGGTCTGATGTTCCAACCGATATTATGACTCAGAGCGTCTGGTCTATATGCAGGCATAAGGGTCTATCTGCTGGAGTTGGCAATGAGAGTGGTTATTTTCAACGAGCCACGCACATGACAAGCCTTCACTTTGCTGGCAACAAACACCCATGGAATCCATTAATTTTACCCGCTAACCCAATCAGAGGCGCTGGCAGCTCTCAAATATCTAACGGCAATGCCAATATGGGCGACAACTATATGCCACTAGAAAATGTCGCAGCGGTATTTCATCGTAACGTCCTTGAGGGAGCTGCTAGTATCAATCACTCTGGAGATGGATATGGACCTGAAGTCATTAAAAGTAATGCTTACAGGGTGCATTTAAAGGGTGGAGGCACATTTGATTTGAACGCAGGAGGTTATGCGGTCACCACTCAACCCTCATTACGCATGATAAAGGCTGAGGGTAACTTCGACACAGTTGATCGAATCGCCAGACCCACAACGCCTTTGGTATATTTTTACGCTTATGGCGGGCAATATTATACAGGTGATTATCACAACGCCAAAACCTTTACTGGAAGCTATCCCGCCAACACTCAATCCCACTCTTATATGCTACGCACAGGGTTAGCAGGGTCTAAAATAGGGCATTTTACCTATGGTGACTCTAACTATACTGGACTCTCAGTAGACGGAAATGACGGTAATTACACAACAACTGTTCCCGATCCTGTTAAGGGCGATCCTTTGAGCTTGGATACAGGGGCGACCTATTTACCTCTAGAAAATGTAATGTCTATTACAAAGTTAAACAGCGGAGATACTGGCTATTCCTTAAATAGCACCACGGATTTGAATAATTCCAATGTTTTGCCTTACCAAACCCATGTCAGGGATAGTCAAAATAACTCTCTTCCGGTGGTAAACCTAGCTCTAGGCAATAATGAAAGAGGATATAGCAATATCTATCAGCCTGCCGATGCTGGCGCCAGTACAATAATGACTGAATAATTTAATTATTAAGACTTAATGAGACTTAATAAGACTGGGACAAGCTAATTTCCCGTTCTGTTTCCTCTGTATCCCCTGTTGTTGGTGATGTTCTTTAACTTGGTTATAGTCTTTTCTAATAACTCAATAGAGGCAGCAGCGTTTTCTTTCATTGCCTTGTCTCTTGTTGTATCTAAAAAGTCTTTCCTAGCTTTACCTTCATTAAGGACAGAGTAAGCCATCGGCTCAAGGTAACTCTGCCAAGTCTCGCCCATTTTGGCTAAGTGGTTTTCGATTTTTATTTTGTCGGATTCCGGTAATCTAAAGGTGGTGACAACTCGTCTTTCTGGCTTGGGTGGCATATTGCATTATCGGTTTTTGTGTGTGGCTTTGAGTCAATTAACAAACTTAACATTAATAAAATATTAATTTATCAAATGCTTCTATGACTCAATTAATAGATTAATGACTCACTTAGGTCAAATAAAAAGTGTGTCAGAATGTGTCACGTTTATTTTCACGACACAGAATGAACAAAAAGTATGAAAAATTTTGTCATAAAAGTGTCATAAAGAATTTCACTACTCTTATAACTTGTTGATAATGTGTTACTTGTAGTGGCGGAGTGGACGGGACTCGAACCCAGTCGACCTTTAAAGGATGACTCGTTTCATATACTATTATAGCAGTATATGAAAATTTAATGACATCGATATTTCATTAAATTCTTTATTTATGTTCTACTATGTGTCATATTCTTGTCATAATTTGTCATAAGATATGCCAACAAAAACAAAGAAAGACTCACATAAAATAGAAAGACTCAAAGTAGGCTCAACGTCCTTTTCAATATACCCTAATAATGGCTCATTCACCTTAGCTTGGTCTGCAAATAACAAAAGAATACGGAAAACTTTTAAGACTTTGAAGGAAGCAAAAGCAGCAGCTAGAAAAACCAAAATTACAAAACAAAGAGATGCCGTTACTTTAACGGGTCGTGAACTCAATGAGTATAAAGCAGCCGTCGATCTTCTAAATTCTTTTGCCAGAATAAAAGATTCACCTGATCGACTCCGTATAGACACCCTCATTAATGAGGCTGTAACCAATCGACAAAAGCAGCCTGATGAGTTCACCCCCAAATCAACTGTGGCTATCTGGGACGAGCTTAAGCAGAACAAAAAGGATTTAAATCGGTGCAAATCAACAATAGGCGGTCTAAATATGATTCTTCCTTTCACGGAAATGTTTCCGTTTGATATTCACGAAATAACAGAGCAGGAGATTTTAGAGTGGAATACCTCTATTATTGCAGGGAGAGCGCCCAGAACAGTTTATAATTATCAGGCTAAGATTATAGAGTTTTTCAACTATGCCCAAATGATGAAATATCTCCCATACGGCAATCATGCAGCCAACATCCTGCAAAAAAAGGCAATACGCTCAAAAAAGGGCGTAGAAGAGGTCGAATTATGGGATATTGACTTATTGCCAACCTTACTCAAAACAGCCAGCGGGATGAGGTGTAAGACTAAAAATAAAGAGGTGGTTATTATGATCGCCCTCGCTGCCTTTGCTGCCTGCCGAGTTTGTGAAATTTCGAGAATGACTTGGGAAAATAATTTTATATGGAAAACGAAGTATCTGAGGATCCCCGCTGCTGTATCGAAAAACAATAAAGCTCACCGTAAAGTAGCCATCTCCCCCACCCTTGAGGCTTGGCTTCGCTATGCCGGAGCCGATGAAGACTCCAAAGGACCAATAGCCGGAACTGACTCAGCAAAGTATATAAGCAAACGTCTTGAGCATGCCTCAAAGCGATCAGGAGTTGAACACGTAGCCAACGGACACCGGCATACATGCATTAGCTCATGGGTTGCTACAGGAGTCGAAATGGGAGAAGCTGCGCTGCGAAGTGATAACTCCGTCGCCATGATCAAATCAAACTACCTTGGCGAGATTACGCCAGAAGAAGGTGAAAAATGGTTATCGACTATGCCACCCTGTAAATAGGGTTAATAGGCAAGTAATTGACTTTGGGACCAACCTTTCCGGTAAATATTAATTTATCGACGCATTCAGCTTCTGCGATAGGCCATTGCCAAGTACCGCTTGGCGGAGGTGATGCTATTTCTGGATCCCCTTCAGCTAACTCAACAATATTATCGGCTGAAAGAATCTGACCCTTTTTTAGTTGGCTTATAAAAAAGAAAGCATTTTCTTTCCATACTTCTACGTGAAAAAAATTATCAAGTTCGTCCATTTTATTTTTGGTTGGTTATCAACAAGTTATTAGGAATATTTCCTGGCATTTTAATAAAGAATCCTAACATTAAGTTTTGAAATGTGTTATTACGTGTTGACATAGTTTACTTTTATTAATATTTTGAGTCAACAAATATAATGAAGACTCAACTCAATATCACTGACAGTATTGAATGGCTGAATAAACACACGCAATCCTCATGGAGCCGTTCAAAATTTTACCGCTTACGCAAACTAGAATACTTCATCGGAAGCTGGCGAGCCGACAAATCCACTGAGCATTTCACTATAAATGAGCTTAAGAGAGGCTGCAAAGAGATTGGAATACCGATGAAGAAAGGCGTGAGATATGCGTGATCAAATCTCCAATGAACAGCATCGCAAATGGAGAATCGAAAGATTCAAGTGCCTCAAAGCTAAAATTTTCTGGTGCAGAGTCATTCTTTGCAGTTTGATAGCTGCATTAGTCTTTTTCCTAATAGATAAACCTTTTGCAACCATTGGCTGCCTATTAGCGAATTTTATTTTCCTAGGTCTTCATCAGCAAGCAAAAATGAGGATTTTAGAAATTAAGCTCCTCAAATCAAAAATTTATAACGCTATTTTGATGGATAGAGCTGATGGATAAAGAACTCAAAAAGGTGCTTGGGAAAGTCCCTAAAAGAAAAAACAAGTATGGGGCTAAAAAAGCAGGCTCACTTTTGTTCGAGGGACGGATGTTTGATTCCAAAGCTGAACGGGATCGTGCGGAACAACTGAAAGTGATGGAGAAAGATGGCGATATTAAAGATCTTGAACTCCAGCCACAAACATCTCTTTCGGATGCTGAAATAAAGTACAAGCCCGACTTTGCTTATACTGAAAAAGGTGTGCGAATTTATGAAGATGTTAAGGGCGTAGAGACGGAAGGATTCAGGATCAAGGCACGGCTCTGGAAAAAGTATGGTTACGGACCATTAAGAATTACAAAACGCAAAGGCTCAAGATCGCCTTTCACAATTACAAAGACAATTTATGTGGATTAAAGTACGAACAGAATTAAGGCACTCACCTAAAATGGTCACGATTGCGTCACGTACTGGCGTGACTAACGTCACAGCACTTGGAGCTATTGTTCACGCATGGATGATAGCCGACGGACACGCTGATGATGATGGCTACATTGATCACCTGAATTTTGACACCCTCAACACCATGGTGGGAATCGAAAATTTAGCACAGGCAATGGCAGAAGTCGGCTGGATAAAAGAAGTTGATCAAGGGCTGCAATTCATTGACTACAAGGAACATAACGGAAGTACAGCCAAAACTAGGGCGCAGAATCAAAAGAGGCAGGCTAAGAAGAGAAAGAATGCTGTCACGGTAAAGCGTGACGGAATGAACACCAGAATAGAGGAGAGGAGAGGAGAAGAGAATAAAGAAGTAGTAGAGGAAAACCCCTCAGCAGCAGCAGCTATGAAGTTTGCTAATGAGAAGTTTCCCATGATCGAATCCCTCAGACCTGTTATCACGAGCTTGGGAGAACTAACAACCAAGTGGCATTTGGATAGATCGGCTAACGGTTGGTTAACAAAATTTGGTCAACCCATTCAGGACTGGAGGGCAGATCTAACGCTGTACGCAGAAAGATGGTCTAAACATTTGAGTGAAGAACAGAAAAAAACTCCAAAAGAAAATTATATGCCACGACTATGATCGACGAACTTAATTATCAAGATGAAGCCTTGAAGGCAGCAGAGCTTAAAGTTATCGGATGCTTTGCTGCTGACGAAAGCTATGGAGATAGCTCTGGGGAAAACGCAGTCAACAAAGCTGTCAAAATTATTCCAAATGGATCGTATTTTTCTAACCCATGGAGAGGCAAAATATGGGATCAAATTCTTGAAATGGTTGACGAGGATACCCCCTTAAGCCTTTCAGCGCTGGCAATCAAAGTTGGTCAAATGTCGGAAAAGCTCCCATCAGGAATTTGGAGCGAGATTATGGATGCCACTGACAACTCTCACGAAGCAGCCGATCATATTGAGTATTATGCAAACACAGTTGCTGACAAGCATGTACACAGAGCAACTCACCGAAAACTTCACAGCCTTACACAAGGCGTTGCTGATGGAACGGTAAACCTTGATCAATTGGAAGAAGGCATTCACTCACTTAAAGAGTTAAAGCAGCATCACGCTGACCAATCTAAAACCATTGGAACTGTACTCAATGAGTTGCTTGACCAGCAAATGGAGAATCACAAAAACCCAGGAATTAAAGGAGCGCAAACTGGGTTTGAAAAATTAGACAAAACGATTGGTGGACTTCAACGACAAGCATTCATCGTAGTTGGAGCAAGACCGTCCGCAGGAAAGACAGCACTGGCATGCAATCTCATGAGCGGATTGGCAAAAAATAATCACAGGAGTCTTTTCATATCGCTCGAAATGACAAGCGTACAGGTGAGTACACGACTCATAGCCGAAGCATCACAAACTAGCTATCAGGTCGCCAGCTACGAAGAAAGACCTAATGCTGTTGAACATTCTAAAATTACCAACGCTATGAAAAATTTAAAGCAGTGGGATTTAGAAATTTATGATCCCCCCACCCTGACTATTGCACAAGCCTGCTCAAAGATTCGTGAAGCCGGAAGAAAAGGTATTGAAGTTGTTGTCATTGATTACATTGGACTTATCAGACCTGACAGCCAAGAACAGAGACAGAGTCGTTACCTTTTGATAACGGAATGTTCAGCAAAATTAAAGGCAGCAGCACGATCCGCCAACGTGGCTGTTGTTTGTCTCTGTCAACTCAGGAGAGAATCTGAAAAAAGTGAGCGCCCTAAAATGAGCGATCTAAGAGAATCAGGTCAACTTGAGCAAGATGCCGACGCTGTGATCCTTATTCATAGACCAGAAAGAGAACAAAGCATCGCCCAAGAAGATGGAGATTTGCTGGTATGTAAAAACCGGAACGGTCCCACGGGTGCAATAGATGTAGTGTTTAACAGAAAGACAATGACGTTTACAGAAGGAGTATTTCAGTGACCCTTGAAGATTTATCAGAAATAAATCCAGATGCGATGGAAGCACTGGGTTGGGAGGATGCCTTCATCGGTTACGTAGAGCGCTGCGGTCAGTTGCCAACAGCTTGTTACGATAAAGCAAAAATCATTGAGATAGCAGTAAGTGACGGGATGAGCGAAGAACAAGCGCTGGAACATTTTGAGGTCAATATCAATGGCGCCTTCGTGGGCGAGTTTACACCTTTTTATTTAACAAAATGATGGGAGAAATAATTATAAGATTAAATCAGGCTGAAAAAGAAATAGCTGCGAAAATGGCATTAATCAGGCAGGTAACTAATCGAAAGTTAGGAACCGTCAACCAGAAGGTTCATGACAAGGATTCTCTTGAAGTAGATCGGGAAGGATTCGCTGGTGAGTTAGCATTCTGTAAAATCTATCGCCTCTATCCAGACCTTGGTAACACCAGACAAGATGCCGATGCGTGGCATCCGAAGATGAAACATGTCGATGTTAAAACGGCTCCTGAGGATTATCACAATCTTTTAGTGAGACAAGAGAAGTATGATCACCCTGCTGACACTTATGCCTTGATGTTAGGCAAGTGGACGACAGGAGTTTTTAGTTTTGTTGGGTATGCAACAAGAGACATGGTCTTTAGGGAAGACAACTTAACCGATCCCGGTTTTGGAATTTGTCACATGATCAGACAAAAAGATTTAATACCACCACCATGAGCAATACACATATTATGTTAGACATCGAAACGCTTGGAACTTCACCCAAGTCAGTCATCTTTTCGATAGCAGCAATTAAAATAAAAAGTAATAAGATAGCTGGCGAGTTTATTGCTCACCCCAGTGTTGAGTCAGGATTAGAACTAGGATTCAAAGTACAAGCGGATAGTCTTAAGTGGTGGATGTTTCAAGACGAAGAGGCAAGAGAACAAATCACGAACAGCACTAGCGATCTACCTACTGCACTCAATGAATTAAGACACTGGATGGGACCAAACAACAACCTATACCTTTGGGGTAACGGAGCCGACTTCGATAATGCTCATCTCGCAGAAGCCTACAAAACCTGTAAGATGCAAGTGCCGTGGAGATTCTGGAATAGTAGATGTTTTAGAACATTAAAGGAAACTTTTCCCTTATCAGAAACACCACTTCAGGTAGGCACAAAACACCACGCATTGAATGATGCTTTATCTCAGGCGCATCACCTTATTCAAATCTTTAAAGACAATGCGATATCCTAGTGATGATATTCCTATCTGGTTGCTGCTCTCTCTAGGCGTCTGCATCCTGTTAATTATTTTCTTACGTTAGTCTACTTTTAATTATTGACTCATGTTCTACAATGTGTCATTAATTATTTATTAACTCAAATAACTAACATGACACTATATACATTATCTTACACACTCCACGGAAACGAAGACGAGCTTTACTACTTGCCTACAAAAAAAGCAGCGTTGGAATACTTAAAAGAAGAAAAAGAGCGCCACGGCAAAAGCAACATCACTGAAACAAATATCAGCTCTTTTGATTTTAAACTTACAAAAAAAGACATTGCCAGTCTTTTGAACAGCGAAGTAGGCACAGGTTTTTAATTCGAAACTCCCTTAAGGGGAGTCATCAGCCTTTAGCAAGTTGATCTGACGAGATAGCTAATAACTCAAATAACTAACATGAAATTAAATTACTTACCTACAATAACAATAAGTTATACTTACGGTGATGGTTACTCAGTTACCTACGATTCTACCTTGGAGGAGCTAAGAGCGAGAGTACAAACCATCTACACACTCGATGCCAACGCAGAAGAAGATTACTCCCCTGCCGATGCTGTTGCTGTAAAGGAAAGATTGGCTGCGGAACTAAAGGCAATAAGAGAAACAATCAGCAGAATGAACAAGGTTGCAGATTCAATGTTAAGGAGGGAGGCGTAAGATGGTAACTTTAAAAGGACTTAACAAAGCATTCGCCAGCTTAGGCATAGAACTTGTATGGGGTCACTCCTACGGAAGCGGAAGATACTTTTACTTTCTCATCTCAGACATCGAACAGTGTCCTTTGCAATTCTGCAAGGGCGAGGATTTTGACAACGGGCATCAACTCGAAGAGTCATGGGGCTACGGATACCCATTAAATCACATCACTCCTACAGGGTGGATGGAAGAGGCTGTAAGCCAATTGTGCAGTGTTGCAGAGCATTGGGATAGAGGTAATCACAAGTTCACCAACTGGGAAAAGACAGCTATGAGAATGGTGCTACATAACAAGTTGTCTAAGAACTACAAGGTTGAAGAGACATGGAAGCACCCAGAGGCGGGATCAGTTAACTGGAACCATCACGTTGTAAAGGAGGAGGCATAAGATGAAGATTGACCAACTAGGATTCACTAGAGATGAGAAAGGGTGCTATGTGTTTCACGACATTGGAGTGTTTCACTCTCCGATTAACACGACTATCGAATTGGATGATAGAAAGCTCTGGGATAACAAAACTCTCTTTACAGAATTGCCGACAAGTAAGGAAATTATGGCACGGCTCAAGAAGATTAACCCTACAAACCCTACGAAATTTTGTAGGCGTGATTTATGCTACCTTACAAGCAGGAAGGTTCTTAACACCACTAAAGGGACTATTGACTTAGGAACTTACCCTCTTCAATTTGTTGACTGGACATGGGATGAGGATGTTAAGCCGTATCTTCAGGAAGGCAGTCAATTCGAAGAGAAATGGCTGAGCTGGAATAATCACGCTAAATGGACAGTTAGGGAGGGCGCATAAGATGGATACACCAGAAGAGTTTCTAGAAGTAGTCAAAAAAAGTTATCCAAAAGCCGAGAGAATCTATCTATCAGCTTTTAGGTGGGGTACTCCAACCGACGAATATAACCCTACTGCTGGCAAAGATATAATTACCAAAAGTACCCTGATGGATGTAGATGGTAATATAAAAAAGTTTACATGGCTAAACACTTGTTTCACATGGTTCCCTTATGAAAAAAGCACGGAGCAAACCCTACAAGAAATGTTTGGAGAGGACATGGAAATTTCTATGCCTTTACTGTCCTACCTATACAAGCATGGTGTAACCAGAATCCGTATTCTGGTAGAGGGTGATGGTCAAGAGTTGGCAAGAATGGCAAGCTACGGTCTTAGTGAGTTTGGCTTCTATTTCAAAGGCTGTACTCCACAACAACGTAGCGGGCTGATGGCTCTTTAAAAAAACTTAGTGAGTCTTTAATTATATAGTTGACTCATGTGTCATCATGTTTCATATTTATACCAACTTAAATAACTCAAAAAACTAACATGGCTAAAACAACTTCTTTTCCTTCCTTATTTCCAACCTTCATGTTCGGCTTCGGTCAGAAGCTACAGCTCACTTATCAGTACGATGTTGAGATGGATGAATGGATTGGTTTTCCTATCTTCGATTCACTTGATGATGACGAGGCGTGGATGGACGACCCTCGATGGGACATTCCTAGGAAAGAGCTTCGTCTCATTACTGATTCCTACAATGCGGGAGGACCAGCATTAGCTGACCTTAAAACCAAGCTCCAGCACTTCCATTCTTTCGGATGGGGACCAGAAGGCAAAGATAAGTGGAGCGCATAATTTAACTAACTCAAAAAACTAACATGAAAAAACTTAACGATATTTACAACGATTTAGAATTAACTAAAATAGTTTACCTTGAAGATGCATTCGATTATCTCCATCCGTCTGAGACTCAGATCATTGAATCAGCTTTAAGAATGACGCATAAGCTACCGGCAATCTTTGAGCCTAACAGCTCCAGCACCTTGAACGCTATTAAGGTTGAACAGATTCTTGCGTCAGCTTCACACATGATTAATATCATTTTTGATTCTAAGCCAAAGCGTATAGCCCACGAACTAAAAACTGTATTTGATATATTTTTTAATATTAATGATCTTGGAAGCTGGGATAGATTTGAATTAGTTCTGGACGGTAAGGACTGGTGGTCAGAGCGTATGCCGTCCAAGTACACGGATTGGCATAACCTTGAGTACAACCAAGGCATGGCAGAGCATTCATACAAAGCAAGGAGGGAGGCGTAACATGGATACAGCAGAAAAAATTCACCCTTTCGAGAAGTCAGGCATGGGCATAGGTCCATTCGAGTTTGTAGGCAGCATACTTTTACCGTCACCGGCTTTAGCGGAACACAACCCTAGCGCATACAATGCAGCTCTTGACATGGCTCACAAGGAGGCTTCCAACTATGGAGTTGTACTTGGTAGCTGCTACCACTGCGGAATGGGACTAATGCACCACTGCATTATCGAGGATTCAAAAGGTAAGACCTTTATAGTCGGCAACGTATGCGTTCAAAAGACGGCAGACCAGTACCTTGGTGAAAAGACTAAGATCGCAGCCAGAAAAATGGCAGCAACAGTCAGAGAGCAGAATAAGCAGATCAAGCACGAGATATGGCTCGCCTCTCCTTCTGAGGAAAACCCAGAACTTTCTAATGAGCAGTTAGCTGAGGTCAAACGTCAGGAACGTGAAGACCGTTACCAGAAAGAAGCACAGCTCGCTCGTGAGAGATTTGTAATTACTTACCTCAAAGCCTGTGAAACTTGGGGATTCTTTTTTGATAAAGTGTGGGGAACCACAAACCTTGAAGAGTTAGAAAAGTTTTTAGATGACGCTTATCAGGGTTTTCTTGTCAGTGTCACTCAACAGATGATGAGAGGTGACAGTCTTTCGTGGAGGCAGTGGGATATATGTTCTGACATTTACGCTAAAACAGCAGGTCGCAGTAACAGCAAGGCTTACAGCGTAGCCTACGATGATTTTTCACATAGAGTTTCACATTTGCGTGACTAGGTGAGCCTACTTTTATAGATTGATATGAATACAAGCAAAGCGAAAAAGATTTATAACGAAGCCAAATCAAGCAGGCTTCATGCTGAGGAGATACTTAAATGCCTTGAAGGCACACGAGAACTTCTTGAGGAAAGCATGAAGGAAATAGATGAGAGAATCATCGAAGTGATTAACCAACGTAGAGACTTTGAGAGTATCGAAGAAAAATCTTTAAAACATATACTCCCGCAACCATGGCACGGATGATCGAAGAGCTTAGAGAATATACCGGCAACGAAGCCACTCATATCGCTCAAGAGATTGAGGACAGAGAGCAAGAGGCTATTGAGGCGTGGGAAAAAGAAATGGAAGCAGAAAACAAATCATGACATTTGCAGAATACATAGAGCTAAAAGAATTTACCCCGAAGGGTGGCGATTACTACGAAGACGCTGGAGGAGCGATCTACCACGAAACAAACATCATTGAGGAGATGTTAGGCGAATATCCAGACGCAGAAGAATGATAGCCGATTCAAAGATCATGTTAGGAGATTGCAGGACTGAACTAGATTCATTACCTACCGAGTCTATTCAGTCTTGCATTACCTCTCCACCTTACTGGGGGTTACGCAATTACGGCACGGGAGATGATCAGCTAGGACTTGAGCCTTCACCAGAAGAATACACTGAAAACATGGTTAAAGTTTTTGATGGGGTAAAGAGAGTCCTAAAGCCATCAGGAACGCTTTGGTTAAATCTTGGCGACACTTACTGCGGAACCGGAGATAAAGGCGATGGCAAGGATCCTAAGCACAAAGAAGGTAGAAACTGGGACGGGCATAAAGCCCTTAACAACAAGATTGATGGACTCAAGAAAAAAGACCTGGTCGGCATCCCTTGGAGAGTCGCCTTTGCATTGCAGGCTGATGGCTGGTATTTGAGGCAGGACATTATCTGGAGCAAACCAAACGCTATGCCGGAACCGGTTAAGGACCGCTGCACTAAATCCCACGAGCATATTTTCTTACTCAGCAAATCACAAAACTATTTCTATGACTGTGATGCAGTAGCTGACACCACAAGCGCAGGAACGAGAAACAAGCGTGACGTATGGTCTGTTAATACACAACCCTACAAGGACGCTCACTTTGCTACCTTTCCTGAAAAACTTATAGAGCCATGCATTCTAGCAGGAACACAAACAGGCGACACTGTACTGGACCCGTTCACCGGATCCGGAACCACTGGCAAAGTCTCTGTTGAAAACAGTAGGAATTTTGTAGGCGTGGAGATTAATCCAGATTATAAAAAGCTGGCAGAAGGTCGCATCAATTCAGCTCAACCTCCCCTACTCTTCAATTCACAGAACACAAACACCGTAACCAAAACCCTATAAATTACATACCATGGAACTTAAAATACTAAGAACGAAAGAAGAACAGCCCAGCTTACAGGATGCACAACAATTTGTAGGCGGTCTTGTTGAGCTTGTTAACCTTGAAGACGGTGACCAAATGCTCGTCAATGAAGAAGGTGTAATGCACAATCTTCCAATTAATTACCCAGCCTCCTTTCAGGCAGGAAAAATCATATTAGGCAATGCAATTATTTTAGAGGAGGAAGCCAAATGGGATTAAAGACTTTTTCTTGTACTACCAACGAGAAAATACAGAAAACATAGTGTTTTCACTCATCTTATTATTATATTGGACCTCTCTCTGGGTAACTGGAGGGAGGTTTTTTTATGCTGCAATCCAAGGAACGCAATCTCTAAAATTTCTCAGCAGCAATTCAAAATACGGATTTACAACTAATTGATTAACTTTAGTTGACCTTTTTGAGTCTATAAACGACATTAGACTCACGCCACTGGGGCTTCAAATTATGGCGTTAAAATCTATATACAAGAAGAGAGGTAATCCTATGATGGGTATGGGATCCATGCCTGCTGGGTATCCTTCAATGTCACAAAAACAACAGACGCCATATAAGCCCTTGCAGTTTCCGAGGCAAAGATGGCGACCATTGGCTCCACAACCACGCCAGCATACTACCTATAATCTTGCAGCACCGAATAGGAAGTTAAAGCAAAGAGGTCGTGCAATAATCGACGCTAACCCGTACAGAACATCATTGAGAGCCTTACAGCGAGGCACAAACGTCCCAATTAGATTAATTGGAGGAGAGGTACGAGGACATGGCGGTTCGAGATATTCACGACAGAGAAAGGCATACTACGACAGGCTCAACAGAGAAGCTGCTGCAAAGGGCAACGCTGACAAGGAACCAAGAGATGTTAAAACAAAAAAAGAGAGAGATGATGAAAAGTGGTTGGATTTTTTTGGAGGGCAAAACCCAAGAGGAGAAGGGCTGACCTCAGCAGAAATTCTTGAGAAGCTAAAAAATAGAAAATAATTTAACAAACTAAACACATGTATAAATTCAACAAAAAGATTGATGGAGAATCCATTGAACCATTGGATAACGGAGTTACTCAAGTACACTCACTGCCTGATCTAACCACAGAAAGCAGTTACGTCCGTTTAACTTTAGGGGCTAATGATGAAACTCAAGTTACACTACCTGTTAACTGTACGGGATTTGAGATTGATACTGATTTAGATGAGCTTGTCATCAACTTTGAGGGGGCTATTTCAATTCCTGCCAAGATTACAACTACACCAGTAGCAGCTTCATCTTTTCAAAAAGGAGTCATAGCACCATCTGATAGGAGAAGTTTCACGATTGGTAAGAAAAGAACAATCTATCTCAAGTCAGCAGCAGCAGGTGACGTAAATATTTACGCATTTTAATGTCACGCATACCCAGATCATTACGATCTGCCAACTCTTCAACTAGGGCTGACGGACGTTTACGACAAGAGGAACAACCTGTATTACGCAGGGATTATAATTTCTTGCGTAGCGATATACTCGATGATGACATAACTTTCTCTCGCAGTTCTAGCGCAACTCAAAGAAATAGTGAAGGCAAGATCTGTTATGCTCCTCATAACTTGTTGATTCATTCTGAGGCTTTTGATCAGTGGGGCAACGCAGCAGTAGCAACTGCAAACACTCACCCAAACCCCATTGATGGTTCGATTACG